AAACAATATGGATGCTTTACTGATACCTGCTCTTGTAGTTGTTCCTCCTCTCGCACTAGCAGCAGCAAATGCACTTTATGGTATGGCATTTGCAATAGCGGCAGTAGCTTTGGCAAATCCAATTACCGCTTTGGTTGTTGGATTGACAACCTTGGTTACAGCAGCTTATGTATTTAGAAATGAATTAGTTTTTGTTTTCCAGTCAGTTGCAACAAAATGGATTCCTTATCTTGCCCTAAAATTTGCTGAAGGTTATATAAAAATGAGAGGTTATGCACATGACCTATTCATATTGCCTTTAAAGGGAATGTTTGTAGATTCTTTTAATTTTATTTTAAGCAAGTTTAATGATTTTATAGGAAGCGTAAATAAAGTAAGAGAACAATTTGGTGCTAACCCTTTAGATGGTATTACTTTACTTAGCGACCCAAAATCAGCAGAAGAGTCCAATAAGAAAAAACTAGAAGCAATAGCCAATTCTGCTGAGCACTTTTTAAATAAAAAAATTGAGAAAATGGAAATTCCATCTATTATGGATAAACTTCTTGGAAGGACTGGAAAAGAAGATGATGAAACTGGTTTTGGCAAATTAGGTGCACTTGGAAAGTTTTTAGTAGCTGCTGAAGAGGGTTACGGAAAGTTCGTTACCTCAATAAAAACCATGCAAGATGAGATTGGTGATATTATTAAAAATTCGTATGATGGATTGACAAATCTAACTATGGAATTTTTAGAAAAAGGAAAGGCAAGTTTTAAAGATTTTGCTACTTCTATTGTGAGAGAGCTAATCAGAATAGCTGTACAGAAACTATTGCTTGATAAAATGTTTGCATCATTTGGTAAAAGCATATCTGTAGCAAGAGATAATTTTACTGCTGGAAGAGAGTTTGATAAATTAACTGACGGAGGCTCTTTGTTTGACTCTATACCATCAGGAAATGGTGGAGGCTTTACAGGCTTTGGCTCAAGGTCAGGTGGTTTAGATAATAAGGGCGGTTTCTTAAGCGTTTTACATCCAAATGAAACAGTTATAGATCATACAAAAACACAACCACAACAAACTCAACAACAAGCACCTACAGTAAACTTCAATATATCAACAGTAGATGCTGCTGGATTTGACCAGTTACTAGCATCAAGAAAAGGATTGATAACATCAATCATAAACAATGCCATGAACAATCAAGGTAAAATGGGAATAGTGTAATGTCAGGACAATTTCCAACAAACCCAAATTTTAAAAGTCTTAATTTTAAAGACAATAGACCAACACTTGTTAATCAAACACTATCAGGTAAAAAACAAGTCAGACAAATAGGTGCTCAATATTTTTCTTTTACAGTTTCAATGCCACCATTACAACAAGAAAAAGCTCAGGAAGTATTTGCATTTTTACAAAAACAAAAAGGCTCTTCAGGAGACTTTACAATAGTTGCACCATTAGATAACTTAGGTGCAGGCAAGTCAGAAACAGATATACAAGTAGTTGGAGCACATGTATCAGGAGATGCTACTATAGCCTTAGATGGCTTTACAGCTAACCAGGTAGATGCTTTAAAGGCTGGAGATTTAGTTAAGTTTTCAGGTCATAGTAAGGTGTATATGGTGCAGAACAATATTCAAGCAAATTCTAGTGGAGCACTGACATTACAAATATCCCCAAATCTAGTAACTTCTTTAGCAAATAATGAGGCTGTTACTGTAAATAAACCAAGTTTTACTGTATATTTAGAAAACAACGAAATTATGTATTCAACAGATGCCAGTGGTTTTTATAGTATTTCATTTGATGTTAGAGAGGTTATAATTTAATGCCAAGAAGTTTATCTACTGACTTACAAACTCAAGTATCATCAACATCAACCAAGACAGCTTTTTTGGTTGAACTTAACCTATCATCTACCATTAGATTAACTGATTGGTATTCTGATGTTACCTATGACTCTAATTCTTATGAGGCTGGTGGTTCTTTTCTATCAGTTGATTCAATTATGGAAACAGGCCAATTAGAAGTTAATGAAATCACAATTGGATTTTCTAATATTACAGATCAAGTAAGGTCTTTAGTTCAAGATGGTTCTTTTACAGATAAAACAGTGGATATCCACCTAGCCTACTTTAATTCAGACGAAACAATTGTTGGTGCTATAAATTATTTTACAGGGCAAATTAGAAGCGTATCTATAGATGAAAGCATAAATGGCTCAACACTATCTTTAATAGTGGCTTCACATTGGGCAAATTGGAACTTAACTAAAGGCAGGCATTATTCTGATGAATCGCAACAAGGCTTTAGCACAGGTGACAAGGGTTTTGAATTTGCTACTCAAGTTAAATCAGATGTAAGGTGGGGAATGTAATGTCTTTTTGGGGTAATGTTGGTAAATTCTTTTTAGATGTTGGTGCTGCTGTAATTGAATATGCAAAAAACAATCCTGTAAGTTTTGGATTACAGTCTGCTACATTAATTGTAGGTGTTAAAGGCTTCATGCAAGCCAAACAGATGATGGCTAAAGGACAGGATATATTAGCTAATAAAACCTCTGCTGGGGGCAAGCTACCTGTTATATACGGAACTAGGCGTGTCGGTGCTCAAATAGTCTATATGGATGTGTCTGCTAATGACTCAAGAGATTTATATGTAGTCTATGCCTTATCGGTTGGTGAGTGTGATGAAATTATTGGAAGAACTATTGAGCTAGATGGCAATCCTTTAACTGATTCAGCAAGATTTAGAGATGGCGGTTATATTGGTTCAGATAGGATATCTTCAGGCTCAGGCTCATTAAATACAGTTTCACAAAATGGCACTGGTATAGATGCTGGTGCTGGTCAATTTGGTACAAGTCCTACACAAAAATATAGATATGTTATGAATCTACATCATGGAGATGCAACACAAACAGCAGACCCTATGCTTGTTGCTTCTATGCCTAACTGGACTACAGCACATAAACTAAATGGTGTTGCTTATATAGCAGCTCACTATGGTTATGATAAAGAAGGTATATGGTCAGGAGTACCTCAACTAACAGTTCAAGTTAGAGGTAAAAAAGTATTTGACCCAAGAGACACAAATCAAACATTTGGAGACGTATCTACCTATAAATATTCAGATAACCCAGCTTTAACCTTTTTAGATTACATAACCAATAATGAGTATGGTAAAGGATTAACACAATCACAAATAAACATGAGTACATTTAGTTCTGCTGCTAATGTTTGTGATACAGAAGTTGATCAGCCTTACTTTAATGGCTCAGCACAATCTCTTACTTGGTCAGGTAACGCTGGAGATAACTTCATAACTATTGGTGGAACTGGTGCTACTACTACTTGGTGGCAAAATAAAGTTGGAGAACTAATAGATATATATGACACAAATGGTGATGGTGTTATAGATGGAAAAGAGATTACAGAGATAAGAAGAGATAATTTTTATGATGAAAATGAAGAACTTATTGTTTATATAAATGACACATTAGGCTCAACATATTCTTCACAAACAGGCTCATCTTTAGTTAAGGTAAAAAGATTTCATTGTAATGGTTATTTAGATGCTAATAAAAATGTTATGGATAATGCAAAAGAACTTCTTGCAAATATGCGTGGTATTTTTCTTTATATAGATGGTAAGTATGAGTTATCTATAGAAGATACAGGAACATCTACATTTAATATTACTGACGATCATATTATTTCCGATACTGGCATATCAGTTAACTATGGCAAAAAAGACAAAAAGGCCAATAAGGTTATTGTTGAATTTTATAATGCTAATAAAAAATACGAATTAGATACAGCTACAGTTTTACATGATGCAAGTCCTGAATATTATTCAGATGATGGTGATGAGGTGCTTGAAGTTAAAGCTGAGTTCCCTTATATAAGCGACCCTTACATAGCCTACAACATGGGTAAGGCAATCTTAACTAGAAGTAGAAATCAGACCACTATGCAGTTCTTAGGAACTCCTGAAATGTATAAATTGAATGTTGGCGATATTGTTTCTCTTACTTATGCAGGTCTTGGATTTTCAGGAAAAACATGCAGAGTAGAGGCATTAGAATTAGAGCCTAATGGCCTGGTTGCAGTTAGCCTAATAGAATACTTTGATGTCTATACATGGGAAGTACCACCTCAAGAACCAGTAGAAGAATTAGCTAATTTACCTTCTGCTTATGCAGTTAAAGCTCCAACAGGATTATCATTTACTGATACTGATTCTAGTTCTACAGGCAGACCATTTTTATCTTGGAATGAACCAACTGATTTTCCTAACTATCAATACAGAATCAATGTTGTAGATAGTTCTAGTAATCAAGTTATAAACAAAATAGTAGATGTAGAGAATTGTGATTTAAACTTTTTGCCTGTTGATACTAATTATGTTGCTAGTGTTAGCTCACTTAATACATTAGGCTCAGAATCATCTCCAGCGACTTTAACCTTTACTATTGGTGATGCTCCAGCAGGAACGCCTGATATAAAAGATGAAGCCATTACTGTAGACAAGTTAGGTGATGGTTCTGTTACTAACGTAAAAGTCCAAAATCTTAGTGCTGATAAAATAAACACTGGTGAGCTTAATTTAGGCCAAGCATCAGGAATGGCTGTAAGGCAAACTAAAACTGGTTACACATCTACAGCAACAGGTTTTTGGTTAGGTAATGATGGCGGTACTCCTAAATTTAATATAGGTACTAGCACTAACTACTTAAAGTTTGATGGTACTGATTTGGATATATCAGGAGAAATATCTGCCACTACAGGTGAGATTGGTGGATTTACTATTGGAACAACATCTCTTACCAATACAGCAGCTGATTCTAAAATACAAATAGGCTCAGGCTCTGATGTATTTACTGTTGATGGGGATGGTATTTATTTAGGTAACACATCTTTTGCATCAGCACCTTTTAAGGCACACAATACTGGTGAGGTACAAACAACAAAAAGTTTTACAGCAGGTGTTGCAGGGTCAGGGCAAATTGCAAAAATGGCTGGTACTGGTGACTACAGATTTTGGTCAGGTAATGAAACACCTTCTAATGCAAGTTTCTCTGTAGATAAATTAGGTAAAGTTATAGCTAAAAACTTAGTCTTAAAACTAACAGATGGAACAGTATATTTTGATTCACAAACTGGTTTTAGTAATTCAGCTTTATCGCAAATATCTTTAACTACTGGAACAAAGGTTTCTACCATATCAAACACATTTGATGCTGATATAGAATATGAACAAATTACAGTAACAGAAGATACTGATGTAAATGTTTCAGTAAGTATTGATACAAACTTTGGTGGTAGTGATAGTGATTTTTCATATGACAATGCTGTTGATGGTTCAGAAAACGACATACCTGATGAATTTACATTAACAATACAACATTCAAGTGATGGCGGTTCTAGCTATGCCCCAGTTGTTACTGATACATTTAAAAGAGTTAACGATAGATTAAATCAAAAACCAACACCTGCGGCAGATGAGTATAAAATTAATACCGATATAGATATTCTTTATTTGGGAGACCAAGGTGGTATAAGAATATTAGCAAGTACAACAACATCTTTAAATCTCGGCTGTGTAGATGCTGATGGTAGAACCACATTAACATATACAGGATTAACATTAACTGGGATTAGTACAGGTACGACCCATAGAATTAAAGCTACAGTATCATCTACTGATAATATCAATGGCGTACCTGATTATGATGCTGTTAATAACAATGTTACATCTACAGCACCAAGAGTAATTTCTGTTACAGACCCTAGTGGTGATGGTTTTTATGTTGGAGATGGTAGTGGGTCAACAGTAGCACCAGCAGGTGATATCACTAGAGTGCAAATAACAACCGCATCAAACAGTGGTTTAACAGGAGGGGCAAATTTTGCTTCAGGTGATGCTTTATTTAGTCTTGCATTAGGTTCTACTTTTGCTGGTAATAAAACATTCTCTAACAATGTAGTTATTCAAGGAAATTTAGACGTACAAGGAACTACAACAACTATTGATACCACCAACCTAGATGTCAAAGATAAGAATATAACCCTTAACTATGGAACTGGTGATACTTCTGCTAATGCAAATGGAGCAGGATTTACAATACAAGATGCTGTGAGTGCAGGTAATGATGCTTCTTTGACTTGGACTACAGCTAACGATACTTTTAACCTATCACATCCACTTAGCATAACAGGTGCTTTAACTCTAAATAACACTGCAATATCAGGTGTAAACCAATTGGCCTTTAATGACCCAGGGGTTAACGAAGGTATAGAGTGGACTGGTGGTAATACTAAAATATTTGAATCTCCTGATAACTTAACAAATGCTGCTGGTAACTTGCAGGTTGTATGGGGTGGCACTAGAAGACTTACTGTTAATAATAGCGGTATAGATGTTAATGGAGGTATTACCAGTGGTGATATAGCTACTAATGGTCTCATTAATATAAACGCTTCAGGAACATCCGAAAAATATTTACAAATTGGAAGTAATACAACTGCAAACCACTTTTCTTATATTGACTTAGTTGGTGATGCTACCTATACAGATTATGGCTTCAGGTTTATTAGAGGTAATAGCGGTGCAAATACTAGCTCACAAATAATCCATAGAGGTACAGGAAATCTTGATATAGAAGCAACAGACTCAGCTTCTATTAGAATTAGAACCGCATCACAAGATGCTTTAACAATTAACTCATCTCAAAATGCTACTTTTGCAGGAACTATCTCTAGTGGTGCTATAACTTCTACTGGCAATATTCATGCAGGTGATGGCACAAACATTAGTATGGATTCTTCTGCTAATGGACAGCTAGAGGTTGATGGAAATGGTTATCAGGGTGCTATTGCTTTAGATGGAAATGCAATGCACTTGTATCATAATTCATCTGCTAGGAGCTTGGTTCTAGGAACAAATGAAACTGCAAGACTTACAATTAGTGGAACAGGTGGATTTGACTTTGAATCTAATCCTGTTCAGGGAATAACAACTCTATCATCAGGTGCAATTACAAGTACAGGCAATATTATATCCAATCAAGGCACTCCAACAGGTTCTCTCATTGGAGGTATTCGTGCTTATGGTGGAAGCTCTGCATATATGGGTGCGTCTGATCAATCAGGGAGAACAGCATTTTTTGGCGTTGATTCTTCAGGATATGCAATGTTTGGAGCTTTGACTAACCATGATGTTGTTTTAAGAGCAAATAATTCAGTAAAACTTAGAGCAAAAGTAAATAGTGATGTACAAATCACTTTAGGTAATTTGCAAATGGGGACAACCACTGTAATAGACTCCTCAAGAAATATAACAGCAGGTACTATATCTTCAGGCAATATAACACTAGCAAATAATAGCAAGATCAATTTATGGACTACATTAGGTGGTTCAGGTACTGGAAAGATACATATGCCAAGGGGTGGATTTATAACATTCTATGGTGATGAATCAACTCAACATTCAATATCCTCAAGAAACAGTGCAGGAGCTATTACTGATGATTTAAGAATTAACAGTTATGGTGCAGTAAATATAAACTTAGATGCAAATAATAATAATGCAGACGGTAAGGATTTTTTAATTGGTCGGCATGGAGGTGCTACTGGAACTCTAAGTGATTTATTTAGAATTGATGGCGATACAGCAGAAATTACAACCATAGGTGCAATTAGACAAACAATAAGCAATGTAGGTATTCCAACCACTTACAGCTCTTTTACAATGGAAGCAGCAGATGCACATTTAGACTTAGTTTCTTCAAGTGCAGGTACATGGGGTTCAGCAATAAATTTTGTAGAGGGTGCATCTACTACAGCCAATACAAATAATTGGTCTATAGCTAGAAAAACAAGTGGTGGTGGCAATACTTTAAACTTTAATTTTGGCACAAATAATCAGCACGACAATACAACGCGAATGACCTTTGCTTCAGATGGTGCTATTACTGCTACAGGCTTTATTACTGGAACACGATTGAGAGTAGGTGATGGCACTGATGGTTATTTCTACAGCGATACAGCAGGTAGAACAGCTTTCTCTAGTGGAGACTTTTACATTCAAACAAGTGTTGGTAATTTTTATAATTATGCTACTAACACTTATATGGGTAATACTTCAGGTGACACGATTCACTTTAGAGGTAATGTAGTAACAGCTAATGCTTGGGGTATAAATGCAGCAGGACTTATAACTAGTACAGGAATAAGAACTGGAACGGCTCAGTCAAGGGTTAAGTTAGGTGTTTGGAATGATAATACTTATGGAATAGGTATGCAGACTGGTTATACATTTGGTGGTCTAAACAACGACTACGCCATGACGTTCCAAATGAACAACGACAATGACCGTGGTTTTTGGTGGGGAGATTCTGTTCACACAAATGCTCAAGGAGCAATGGCACTTACCACTAATGGTTTATTAACAGTAGCTAGTGGAATAAGAGTTGGCTACGGTGAAACTGATACAACTATTCCAAGTGCAGGATTAGACGTTAATGGAGCTATTAACACTACAGGCAATGTTACTTTAGGTACATTTAGCACTACTAATACAGGTACATTAATTTTAACTGGCTATACTGCTGATAGAAAAGCTGAATTAAAATGTACTAATGGTAATTTGCACATAGATTCAGAAGCAGGTTATGCCACTTATATTAATTACTATGAAGGCACTGGCGGAATATTTTTTGGTAATGGTGCAACTAGCTATAGAGCACAAATTAATACTAGTGGGCATCTAAACCTAGCAAGTACAGGTACTTCTCCTACAGGATATGCACTATCTGTTGGCACTGTTGGTGTGATAAGTACAAGTAGAAATATTGATAATGTTGGAACTATCCAAACTAATGGAGATGTTCTTATTAATGGTACGTTTGCTGCTAATCCTTATGCTAACGCAGGAGCAAGATTGCGATTTTGTGGTGGAACACAGCCAGCGGATTATTATATTGGAACTAACCTAGAAAATGTTGGTGGTAATTATTCAAAACTAGATTTACGTTGGCACACTGGTATTCGCATGGGCGCTCAAGGTGTTTATGGTGGCATTAGATTCTTTAGCAACGAAGATTTAACAACCAAGTTAATGTCCATTGGTGAAGGTAGTGGTGTCACTGATGTAAAAGTATATAACGATTTAAATGTGGTTTCTAATATAGAAATTAATGGACAAACAGTAATAGATGGTTCAAGAAACATAACATCAGTAAGCAATATCCTTAGTGGAAATTTAAGAAGAACTAACCACAATGTAGGACACTTAGAAGGCTCATATAATAATGTTGGAGCAAATAGTGCTAAAACCAACCCTATTTATACGATTGGTAGTGCCTATAACCCCAGTGCCACATCCGTAGGAGGTATGTATGGTATCGGTTATGCTCATCCTAATTTAGGTTCATGGGGTTCTAACAAAAGTAGTGGTTGGGGTTTATATGTGGCAGAAGCAGGAAGCATACATGCAACTATATCGCGAGGTGGTATGTGGAGTGATGGTGCTATCCAGTCTAATACTAGCTTTATACTTGGTAGTGCAGCTACTACTCTAAGCCAATCAGGCGTTCAATTAAAAATACAAACAACAAGTGGTTATTGCGAAATCGGCCCAGCTAATAGCAGTTGGATGCACTTTGAAACAGATAGAGCAAGTTTTTATTTTAATACCAAAATAACTGTTGATACAGGTATTGTGCAATCATATGACCAAGATTTAATTTTAAGAAGAGCACAAAATAGTGCACATCAATTAACAGTTGGTACAACTGGAATTACAGCTACAGGAAATTTAACACTTGATAGCACACTAATGCTCAATTCAGGAGGTTGGTATAGGCAGCTTAGAAACCCAAGCACACATGATGCTGTTTTCGGTACTTGGACTGCAAGTGGCACTTCAAATTCTTGGGGTAATATAAAAGTAGGTGCAGTGGGTTATGCTTATACAGATTCTTCTTCTGCTTATAAGCAATACAATATACCAACAGGAGCACAAACTGCTTATATGTCTCAGCTTAAGTGGAGTAATGGTGGATATGTTGATGTTCATGGTGTTCAGGCAGATGGTGATTTAGTATTTTTGTGCAGAGTTAGTTCATTTCAAGATATTGAAAATCAAAATCACGGTGATGTAGCCAACCATGATGGCCAAGAAATTAGATGTATTGGAACGCGATTGGGAACTGCTGGATTTACAGCAATACGAATAACAAAGAGAAGTGGTAGATTTCATTTTACTGGTATAGCTTTTAGCAATCAAAATGTAGAAAATGTTGATAATGGCATTTATCGTGCTGAACAAATAAGAGGCGGTGCTCTTACAGGTATTTACAGTGTAACTACTACAAATAACATTACAGCTTATTCAGACAAACGATTAAAAGAAAATATAAAAACACTAGACAGTAAAAAAGCATTACAAATGCGTGGTGTTAGCTTTATTAAAGATGGTATTGAGGGTAGTGGTGTTATAGCCCAAGAAATAGAAGAAATAGCACCTGAACTAGTAATGACAGCAGATGATGAAATGGGTACTAAATCAGTAGCTTATGGCAACTTAGTTGGATATCTTATTGAAACTGTTAAAGATCAACAAAAGCAAATAGATGAATTAAAACAAAGGTTAGACAATGGCAGTTCCTAACTTTTTAAATCTTACCAATCTGAGTCTAAACAACGTCCATACTTTTGTTGGTGGTTCTTCAGGAACAGGTGTAACTTTAAATGATTCTGATATAAGAGGAATTACTTATACCCATCCTGAATTTAATGGAGGTGGCCTTAATACAACATCAGGCACAACGATTTCTATAGGTCAATTAAGAGGTGCTTCAAATATACAAGTATCAGCAGGTGTTATGCCACTGAATTTTCCAAATAATAGATGGGGTGATGAGGATGTTACTACTACAAATACATCCTTTCCCCAATCTTTATGCAGAATGAAGGTCACTCTACAAACAGCAAGTAATAGAGTTAAATTTGAAGCTACTTCAGGAAATTCCATTGATGGTTTTGAAACAGTAACACAATATGTAACCTACACAAATTGTGAAGGCAATTCTGTTGATTTCCAAATCAAATGCACCTCTAATGCAGTAATAGACCCCTTATCACCCTCAAATACAACTATTACTGGAACATTCAATAGTTACTTAAGTATGACCAATAATACGACCATTCTTTTTGAATGGAACGCTCAAGCTACTAGCTCAAGTACATTCGCAAAAATAACATCATCAGCAAATATTGTTTTTAGCTTTAGAGTCAGATTTACAGTAAGTGGTGATTACTTATACTTTCCAACATCAACAACTGCCCTAGAAACTGCTGGCAGAGCATTATTTTTAAGAGCTAATTATAGCTTTGGCGGTGGTGGTGGCGGAGGGGGCGGTGGACCGGTATAATAATATAATTAATTTTTTAACAAGGAGAATAGAATGGCAATAACATTAACAAGAACAGTACAAAGAATAGAAACATATCCAGCAATGGAAGCACCTGAAGGCGAGGCAACTTATCCAACACTTATGGTTGTTTACAATGATTTATTTGATGATGCTGATGATGAACAATTACCAGTAACAGCAACTAAGGTTTTACACTTTAATAAAGGTGATGATGTGTCAGGTGAAGATCAACTAGTACAAACAATAGCTACTGCTATTTGGGCAGAATAGTATTTATTATAATAATATTTTATGTATAATTTAATTTTACTAAACTTATAGGAGAGAATAATGAGTAATGAAGAAAATAATATGGAAAACCAAGACCCAGTAATAATCACATTTAATGATGTTGAATATAGACAGGCAGATTTAAACGAAGAGCAAATGACTCTTGCTGCTAAATTAAATGTTGCTGGTAAAAAATTAGCTAGACTACAAGAGGATTATGATGATTATGTCATAACGAATGAATACAAGAATATTTGTATTGAATCGTTTGATAGAGCTATCAACCCTAAAGATGTAGAAGAAGTTGAGGTTGTAGAGGAAGAATAATGCCTAGAGTCACCGCACAAGATATCGGAGTTGAATTAGAAAAACACGAAATCCAATGCGGTGAAAGATGGACTCAAAATTGGAATAGACTTAAAAAAATAGAAGAGCAAGTTAAAGATTTAGATGGTAAAACCGAAGCTAAACTCAACAAAATTGACTGGTCTATTAAAGGTGGTTTGGGTGCAGTGATATTAATACTATTAAGTGGCATTCTTACCTTGATTATTAAATTATGATAGATAAAATAATCGAACCAGTCAGTGACATTTTAGATAAATTTGTTGTTGATAAAGATTTAAAAACAAAACTATCTCATGAACTACAAAAAGAACTTATATCTTTGGATAAAGCACAAATTGCTCTCAATTCTGAAGAAGCCAAAAACAGGAACTGGTTTGTATCAGGAGCAAGGCCATCAATTTTATGGATTTGCTCATTTAGCTTGGCTGTACATTATTGTGTATTGCCTATCGCAACTTGGATAGCTGTTGCCAATGGAGTTGATTTAAAACTTGAAGCTCTTGAGTTTGATTTTTCACAACTTACTACAATCCTTCTGTCCCTTCTTGGGATGTCATCACTTAGAACCTTTGAGAAAACAAAAGGCGTACACACAAAATAATATGGATAAAATAAAAGAAATGTTGGTCAAGCATGAAGGGTTGGTTTGTCATGTTTATGATGATAGTCTTGGATATAAAACAATAGGCGTAGGTCGTTGCTTAGACAAGAATGGCATATCAGAAGATGAAGCTATGTATCTACTTGATAATGATATTAAAAGAGTCATAGAAAGCCTGGACAAGCACTGGCATGTTTGGAGAAGTTTCCCTGAACTTGCACAAATGGTTTGTATTGATTGCACCTTTCAAATGGGCATAACAGGATGGATGGCTTTTAGACATACAAGAGCACTTATGGAAATGGAGTGTTGGATAGAAGCATCAGAGGAAATCTTGCGGAGCAAATATGCAAATCAGACCCCCAATAGAGCAGCTTATAATTCAAGACAGTTAGCCTTATGTCAAAATGCCAAGAAAAACATCAGATCAACATCAGGCTAATTCAAGACTAGGTGCTTTGGGTGAATCCTTAGTACAAACATTCCTTTTGGAATATGCAGACTTCTGCTTTCCAACCCAAGAAAAACATCCAGCAGATTTAATCGTAGAGTTTGGCAACGCTATATATACAGTGCAAGTTAAAAGTAGAAGAGCTACTAAAGAAAAGAAGTTTGTCTTTGCTGCTGAGAACTCAAGATCAATGTCTGATACTTACAAGAACTATACTTGCGATATTCTAGCCTTTGTATTCTTCTTTGATAGTCAAAAGAGAATTATGTTTAAATCTAATACATCCTCACAAAACTACTTTACCTTTGATAAAAAGATTATCACTGACACCATGGAATTAGATTCACTTCAAGAATCTCTTGATACCCTAAGTTCAGTTCCTGTTTTAAATCCTATAATATAATCCTTGCTTATTATATAAATATGATTTAATATATTTATATTAATTAGAGAGGAGTTAATATGACACATGAACTTATGATGAGACTAGCACTACTAGGAATGATAGTGTGCTTATGGTTAATTTACTTATTACAAAAAGGGGGTATGTAATGGATATACATTTACACGAAGTTGGCAAGGTCAGACCATTGATCTTAACTAAAAGGCAAATAAGGGGTTACTACAAAGACTACCTTACTGGCGAGAACAAAGTGCAAACAGCAAATGAAGAATATGTTGTTAGAGACTCTTTGACAGAAATTGCATATTTAATGGGTGAGCAAAGATGAAGGTTCTAGTAGCTTGTGAATATAGTGGAATAGTTAGAGATGCTTTTACTAAAAAAGGACATGATGCTACCAGTTGTGACATTTTACCAACTGAGTCAGAGGGTAAGCATTATCAAGGTGATGTGCTAGATATATTAAATGATGGTTGGGATTTAATGATTGCACATCCACCATGCACACACTTATCAGTTAGTGGTGCTAGGTGGTTTGCTGAAGGAAGAAAACCAATGTATTTAAGAGATGAAGCTATAGAGTTTGTCAGAAAACTTATGGACGCACCTATAAATAAAATAGCAATAGAAAATCCAGTAAGTGTTATATCTTCATATATAAGAAAATCTGACCAAATGATAAATCCATTTCAATTTGGTCATAAAGAATATAAAAGAACTTGTTTATGGTTAAAGAATTTACCAAAATTAAAAGAAACTAATAATGTAAAAAAGGAAACAGACACACTACCTGAGAAAGAAAAACATAGAATTTGGTGGATTGGTGGTGGTAAAGGCAAGGAAAGAAGTAAATTTTATACTGGCATAGCAGATGCTATGGCAGACCAATGGGGGGAAATATAATGAATATAAAAGAACTAAAGAACTTTGAATCAGAAAAGCGTTGGGATGCATTGATTTATAAAGATATACCCAATGAGGAGTATCACGCCAACGTGGGTATTAGTAGTAGTTTCATTAGAAGGTTTGGTGAGTCACAACTCCATGCATTAGAACATAAGCAAGAGACTACACCAGCCATGACCTTTGGAACTGCTGCACACTCTATGCTTGTTGAAGGCGAAGATGCTTTTAATAAAGAGATAACAGTGTTGGAAGGTTCTCCATATACAAAGGCATACAAGGAGCAGAAGATAGAATGTGAAGAGAAGGGCATGACTGTAATTAAGGAAGCTGACCTAGAGACTATAAAAGGCATGAAAGCCAATATGGTTTATGAGGGTAATGCTTATCTTAATGCTAAGGGCAAGATAGCTGAAGCAAGTTTTTACTGGTATGAAGATGGTGTGCTTTGTAAGTGTAGACCTGATGCTATATGTGACCCTCTGATTACTCGTGATACTGAGAACAGCATTGTGGTCATAGACTATAAGACTACTCAATCATGTGAACCTTATATGTTTGCTAGATCAGTTAAGAAGTATGGATATGATATGCAGGCATCTTGGTATAGAAGAGGTATGCGAAAGGCTGGATATGATGTTCAGGAGTTTGTATTTGTTGCTCAGGAAAAGACTTACCCTTATGCATCTAAAGTATTTAAGATTACTGATGAGCAAATGGATAGTGGCTGGGCAATCATGGAGACTTATTTAAACGACTATAAAGAATATCAAAAGGGTAAACCTCTGAGTATTTATAATAGTCCAAATGTTGTTGATTTGGTTTTATAGGAGAGAGAGATGAAAACATTAGAATTATTTGCAGGTAGTAGAAGTTTCAGCAAAGTAGCAGAAAAATTAGGACACGAAGTTTATACAACTGATAATCAAGATTTTGAAGCTATAGATCAAGTATGCGATATATTTGATTTTGACATTAATAAAATACCTTATGAGCCTGACATAATTTGGGCAAGTCCACCTTGTACAACATTTAGTATTGCTTCTTGTTACCATCACTGGAATAAAGATAAAACTCCTAAAACTGAGAAATGTTTAGTAGGTATAAAAATTGTAAAAGAAACTATAAATATTATTAATAAACTAAATCCTAAGTATTGGTTTATAGAAAATCCTAGAGGTTTATTAAGAAAACAAGATTATATGCAAGACTTATCAAGAAAAACTGTCACATATTGTTCTTATGGAGATATGCGAATGAAACCTACAGATATATGGACTAATTTTGATTTTACGACTAGACCTATGTGTCAAAATGGCAATAGAGATTGTCACCATGAACCAGCACCAAGAGGATCAAAAACTGGAACGCAAGGATTAAAAGGAGACTATTTAAGAAGTCAAATACCAGCAGAATTGTTTATTGACATATTTAATGATATTAAAAAGGGCAAATAGATAATGAGAGTATTTAGATTTATGGAGAGTTTATCAATTGCCCTTAACAAGATTATAGGACATGAAACGGATATAAACACAAAAGAAGTGGTAAAAATCTTAAATTAATATTAATATAAAAAAGGAGAGTTTGAATGGATGAGAAGACAAAAAAAGCACTATGGATATCTGAGGACTTGCATAAAGAGATCAAGATATTCGCAATACAAAACAACATGACTATTGAGTCTGCTTCGCAGATGGTTTTAAAACTAGGCATGTGCTCATATAAGGATAGCAATGGGTCAAAATAACAAAGCAGTAGCTAAGAGAAGAGAAGAGTTAAAGACTGAAAAGTTAGATAAGCAAATTGCCTATTACTATTTTCAAAAGGGAGCTGGTAGTCATTACAGAGAAATACAATACCAAAGTGGAAGGGTTGTAAGGACTGATTTTAATGCTTGACTGGATAATATATATAGTTGGTGGCTTTGTTGGGTTATTAGCAATAGCAACAATAATAAGCGTAGTAGCTGCAATTTATATACTTAACAAGCTAGATTAATGGTAAACAGTAGAAACAAAGGTGCAGCATTTGAGAGAGTTATATGTAACAAACTTAACACTGTCCTTGAATCTAAAGGTATTGATACTAGGGTCAAAAGAAACCTTGACCAGTATCAAACAAAAGGCATGGCTGATATATATTTTGATAAGTTCGCAATCGAATGTAAAAGATATAAAGCTAGTGCTAAGAAATCAATGTATAAGAATGAATGGTGGAAACAAGCAGTTGAGAGTGCTGGTGATAACCTAATTCCTATACTAATTTATAAATATGATAGGAAGCAGATCATGTGTGTGATTCCCTTGTTC